GCTGGATTTCCGAGCTCCATTTTTTTATTCCCACTCAATTTTATGATAAATGTATTGCATGGAAAACAATGAATTAACGTGCATATGACGCATTTATAACATTATTTTGCACACATCAGAATAGTATGAAAAAAATATCAGTACCATTCCAGTTCCAAAGGGGGGACCTACCACTCGAACACGTATCGCCGGTTAATCATGTCATACTCTTCCGCAATCCGGAGCACGCCTCTGGCATCTGTAATCATGCACTTGCCCTCGTCGCTGCCCTTGACTGGACAGAGCAGGAAGGCCTCGCCGGAGGGGTCTACCTGGTAGCCGGTCAGCATGTACCCTTCGCTGTCAAACAGATACCAACCGCAGGTGCCGTCCGTAGCCTCCCGGAGCCAGTACCAGCCGTTGGCCGCATAGCTGCCATCTGCAAACTGATACCACCAGCGCTGCCCGTCTGCGGCCGGCTGGAAGCCCTGGGTGTATGTCACTGGGACCGGGGTATAATTGATGCCGCAGAGCTTGAGGACCTTCTGCCAGGGTGTGGAAGAAACCCTTGATTTAATGGTACCATAGTTGATGCCCTTGGCCTCAATACACCAACCATCACCTATGTATACCCCGATGTGGCCCGGCTTCCAGAGCGCCCAACCGACCATGGACTCGTCCAGATGGTCGATACCCACGCGCTCCACGGCTGTGTCGTGGTAGTTGTAGCTGCCACGTAGGATACCCGTGTACCAGCTGATGAGGCCGCTGCAGTCCGTGCAGCGCTGGCCTATGTACCTGGCTGCCTTTGCTTTGTAAGTGGATGTGTATGTGCCTGGGTTCTCCCGGGCCAGGCGGTCCAGGATGGCCCGGGTAAGGACCTCGCCCTTGGCACCGTAGACGTAAGGGGTGCCCAGCTTGTCCTTGCAATGCTGAATTAATCCTGCTGCTGTTTTACTCATAGTGTTTTCCTCCAATTAAAAAATAAGGCCCGGGACCACTCCCAGGCCATGAAAAGTTGTGACGTCACAAGTTGCGATATCGCAACACCCGCTTAACCCCGTGACCGGGAGATATACGGACCACCTTCTCTCAGGCATCCATTTTTGTCTTATCCTCCACTTGACCCTTAATCATCTTGGCCAGCGGCATTAAAAACGGTGGCATGGCCACACCGATATCCAGCAGATTCTCCAGGATAGAAATAATCTCATTACATATTAGCCACACGGCCACGATGGTAGCAACCACGAAGGGCAGTTTAATAGACAGTCCTACATACTGGCTGGCGTAATTAATCAGCACGTCCATAGCCCATCCTAAACCCACCAATATCCACATACCTATCTTCTTGACGATGCCCCACAGTCCCTTGTCACTGGTCACCAGCTCATTGCGCCGTTTTGATGCCAGGATGCCGGTTATGTAGTCTGTGAAATTCAATCCGGCCAGTATCAACACTGGAACTGCCAGAATTCCCAGCCACCCAAAAATCATGCTAAATGCTGCAACAAACGCTGCTTTCACCTTATCCATCTTCATTTACCTCACCTTTCCTATTCTTCTAAGGCTTCCAACAGCTCTGCCTTTTCCTCATCTGTCAGGTTCTTGTAACCATCCAGGATGCCTGCCGGTTCCTCTCCCTGATTTTTCCGAATCCGCAGGGCCCGGATAATGATGTTGCGCTGTATATTGGATAGCATTACATTGCACCTCCTATCATGTCTGCCAGGGCAAGTGTAAGCTCCGCATTCTCTCGCCGGAGCTGAGCTACCTGCTGCTCCTGGGTAGGGATATATTCAATGGGTGTTATCCCATCGGCCTTGTAAAATACGCCGTTTATGTACTTATCTCCTATCTCGCAGGGATATTGCAGGCAATCAACCGCAAAGGCATCGTCACCATATACGCACCGTGTTACTCGGTTGATTTCTTCATATTGTCCTACCACCACATTCTGTACCGTTTCGCCAGATATCATTGCGAATACTTCGTGTGCTGCCATATTAATCCTCCTATTTTAATCTGATTAAAATAACTCCTGAGCCGCCAGTACCGCCCCACTCGGCGGTTCCATAAAGGTCGCCGCCTCCTCCGCCGCCTCCTCCGCCAGTGTTAGCACCGCCCGGACTGCCTGTATCATAACTGCCTGCTCCGCCGCCGCCAGCACCACCAGCGCCGGGACCGCCGTGAGTTACTCCACCACCGCCACCACCGCCAGAGTATAGAGTATTACCAGTTTCACCAAAAGCTCTGGTAGTTCTACCTTGTCCTGGACGATTGCTCCAACCGTTACCATCTGAAAATCCGTTTTCACCCGCTCTTATAACTGGATGCGAATCTAAATCATTGTATCCACCTGAACCACCAGTAGAACCACCTGAGGCACCGCTTCCTGAATTAGCGTTGAAACCTCCGTATCCGCCATTAGCCGTACATAAGACAGCGCCGCTTCTTGATACTGATGTTGTACCTCCTGTACCGCCTGCACCACTAAGCGTACCATTGGGTGCTCCTCCGGCACCTACTACACAATTTAATACTTGTCCGGCCGCCACGCCAATATTAGAAACAGTAGCAGTATATCCACCGCCGCCTCCACCGCCGCCTTGTTGATAGGCTTCTTTTGTAAATCGGTATCCGTTACCACCACTGCCTCCACCGCCTACGCAAAATATATCCGCAGATGTAAATCCATCTGGAATTACGTAATCCTGCGTTCCGGCTATCGTAACCAACGAAGGTCCTACAGTCGTATATACAGCATTTTTAACTGACGATGGGTCATATACCGGACTGTATATCTCTCCAAAGTTTGTTGTGGCATACCCAAAGCATGTAAAATAATAAGTGGTATTTAAAGCTGGTAAATCCATAAATGCTTGTGACCAGCCTCCAGGAGTAACATTGTCTCCTGCTCCCGCATAAATTGCATCCCAAGAAGACGCATCCCAAGCTGGATATCCGCTACTACTGGCTTTTATCGTTACTCCAGAATAAGGTTTTCCAGAAGCCGCATACGGATTCTGCCATTTCAAAAGCACTCGGCGTCCACTGTATGCGGCTACGCTAAAAGACAGTATACTATTTACTGTCATGGTTCCGGTCTGAGGTTCGTCGCTATCAGCTCCATAAAATATTTCTCCGTTCAGTACGTGGGCGGCAATAGCGGTCAAACCATCTGTATCCGCTCCTCCACTGCCGTGTATAATTGCTTTCAATCCCTATTCCTCCTCTGCTGAGCAGCCCCTTAACCATACAGCAAATTCCGTGGCCGGTTTCTTGCTGTAGGAGGTTACCGTCAATATGCCATCTGTATTACACTCTGCATCATCAATCATGTTCAGGTATTTTCTTCGTATTTTTATTTTTTCTGCCTTCTGCGCCACCGTGAGTTCACTGTCACTCTTTATCAGTCCCGCATACAGCTCAATCGCATCTGTTGTCTTAAGATGTTGAACTTTTATGTCTGCTGTGTATGGCGCAGCGGATTGTGCGAATGCAGGGATGGTAATTTGTTTGTCATTCCTCAGGGCATTCACGGCCCTGTTCGTAGCGTTAATGTCACTCGGACCAAATATGTCACCCTCCTGGCTGTACGCAGTTACATCCAGAATTTCCGATTTTCCTTCCCCGTCCTGACTTATCTGGTATTTTCGATTTCCTTCAAACACGTCAGACTTGTAATCTGTCTTTAACATCCTTACCTCCTGTTCCCTATTGCTCTCATGCCAAGCTTGAATGTCAAGCGATGCTGACCACTCACCATGCTGTTATACATATCCCCCAAGTCCTTAAGTATCTGCTCAATGTCATTTGCCTGATAGATGCTGCTGTATGTGATTTTTACTGGGGTAGCTGGGGTACAGCCCTTGGTATAATAAGCCGCACGAAGCTTTTTGATATTGCCCAGTAGCCGCGTCATCTCTGTGTCCGTCCGGAAGTCCTCTATGTTCCATACCTTCGTCTGTATAGTCACTCCCAGACGGCCCGCAAGCAGCTCACAGGCCCCCTCTACCCGGTTAAGGTCCGTATAGGCTATATACGCCTTGTCCGTATCATTGGCCAGGTCATCCGCCGTCCTGTCCGTTATCAATGTGTCTAATACAGTACTCATTTCACTGTCACCTCCGCCGTAATCTTGCGCCGGCTGAATCTAAAATCCAGCTTTGTGATATTTCCTGTCATAGTCCCTTTAAATCCAGTTGCCACGTTCACACGGTTCCCCAGTTCCTGGTCGTTGATGGTGGCCCGGAAGCTGATGCTCTCATTGCTGCTGTAATACTGGTAAACCCTGTCAAGTACCACCTGGGCATTTTGGGATGTTACCAGCGTGGCATCCTTGACTTCGGCAATGTTCTTATTCTGGGTGACTTTCGGGTTTTCCTTCAGGATACTAATCGTACTATGGTTATATTTAAGCCCAGTCAGAACCACCTCGTTACCTGCTCCGGTTATGTATGCATAATTGTCCCCATGGTCGCCCAACGTCCCCCCGGTTATGGACAGGCTGTGGTAAGGCTCGGAAAACTCTATCTTGGTTGTCCCAGTCAGGATGCCCTTGTACAGCTGCGCCGATTCCACTCCCCGGTCATAGCTGTGTGCATACAACCGGATGCCGGTTATGATGTCACTGTGTTCCACCGACAGGCCCAGCCGGATGTCTCTGGCCGTGAACTCACCGGTGACCTCGGTCTGTTGTGGATATATGTACAGCTGCCGGTCGTAACTGGTATCCACCAGGGCACCAATGGCAAAAGCCAGCTGCTGCAGGGCCACACGTTTCGTACATATCGGCAGATACCCACTTACCCTCGCATCCACATAAGTATCATCCAGGAAGTATGTGATACCCTCCCCGCCCATGATGCTGGCCAGGATGTCGGATACCAGGACATCGCTGTACACACCACCCATGAACTGGTTATTATCCAGAATTCCCACAGCATCCTGTGTCTCCACGGAATACCGCTTTGCCCCCAGCTGCTTCCCATCTTTCAGATAAAAAATCCCCAGGATTGCCTCGTCAAAATACAGCGTCTGCTTCTGTCGTTTTTGAAACTCAAACGCATATTCTGACTTGCTGCGGATGGTGTAGTCCATGGTATTGATGCTTACCTCTTCGGATATCGGATTCAGCTCCATCAGGCAGCTGATATCGTCAATCTCATCATCCTTGAGCACACGGATGAGTCCCCAGGTTATCCCGGTCAGGAACACATTGCGGTATGGCTTACTGGTCCGCAGGAAGGTGACGACCACCCGGTTATAATAATCCACAATGCCATAGCAAAAATAATCGGGGGCGTCCGGGGAATAATCTTGGTCTGCTAGCAACTCATCACCACGGTACCACTTGATGTTGACCATACTGCAGTAATCCCCGGAATAGTCGTTGAACCTCAGAGTTATCCCTACACTGGAATAATTCTGGCCAAACGTGAACGTTATGGCTGGCGGGGCCGTGAACACCCCATCGGCGCCCGATATGCTGTCACTGACATATCCCATGTCATCCAACGAATCAGGCGCATTGGTATAGTTGCCATCCATCTTCGCATATCGGGGCAAGCACATGGCGTAATCCGGATACTCCACCCCTGCCTTCAGGTCCTGCAGGTCAACGTAGTAATCTTTATCCTCCGTAGCTGCTGTGTTATCCTCCGCGGCTCCCAGGGCAATATCATCATAGACAATCTTCAGCCCGCCAGCGTCCGTCATCCTCTGGTTCTTAAGTACTGACAGCCACAGATAACGATATGGCCGGCTGGTCCCCAAAAAGGTAATAACCACCTTGTTAAACAGCGGCACCTTGGCCCGGCAGAAGTACTCCACCCCATCCGGTTCAAACTCCTGCTCCTGGACCAGTTCCGCATCCTTGTACCAGGCTATCTTAAGCCTCCTGGCATAGTCCTTGGATACCCGGTTAAAGACCATGGATATGCCATTGCTGGTCTTAAGCCGGTCATACGTGACCGTGATTACCGGAGGGGCCGAGAACACACCGACCGGGCCGCTCAGCGCCGTACTGATATAGCCGTTCTGGCTGTTTGGGATTGTATCCGGAGTATTGGCATAGGTCCCATCCAACCTTGCATACCGCGGCAGGCAGTAGGCGTATGGCGGCATGTCCTGCTCAAAACTGATCAGGTCGTCCACGGATGAGTATGGCTGCTGTCCGTTGGTCTCCACCCTCACATCCCATTTCATTGGTTATCGCCTCCTCTGTGGCTCCAAGGCCGTAAAATTCAGGGACAGACCATCCATGCCCCAGATGTTCCTGCCATTTCTTATCCGCAGCTTATCCTTCCCCTGGGTGACATAAGCCTGGAAGGTCAATGTCTCCTGCCCATACGGGAAGGTCATTTCATGGCTCGCGTAGTTTGGGTCGGATATGATGTTGTAAAACGCATCATAGGATACCAGGTCATTCATCCTTGGGTAGATTTTCATTGTGTAGTTGTAGAAAGTCCCTATGATGTCCCGGTCCATGGAGTAATCCAGAGTTCGCCCGGACTGCTCCGTATCCGTGACCGCAAAGCTGCGCTCCAGTGAGTCCTTCTCCACTTCCACGTTGTAAGCCTTGCCGTCCATTAAAAATACATCATCCATATCAACTTCCTCCTACAATTACCAGGCTTACGCCTTTACGCGCGGCCTCCTTGTCCAGTTCCGGTTTCAATACCCTGGCCAGTGCAGCCAGGTTCCCAGTCAAGTTCAAGACAATCTGTATCGGCCGGTTCCCTTCCGCCTGCAGACGGCTTATCATCTCGTCCATTTTAGCCACCAGATAGCCCAGCGTTTCTTCCTGGCCGTATCCTGCCGTGCTCCTCATGCTTGTGGACATCTCACCTGCCCTTGGCGGCACAACGGTCCCGCTGGCCATTCTGGGCAGGTACGATACCGCATTAGGGATGTTGATGCCGATTGGCAGTTGGATTTCTACACCGTCAAATACATCCATGACACCATCAAGCCATTTCTGGACCGTACTCCGGGATGATGCAGCCATAGCGCTGATACCATCGTTAAATCCACGCACCACATACTCTGCGATGCCGTAAAACTCCTTGGACGGCGAGTTGATGTCAAACTCTTCCCGTGCTTCCTTCATGGCATCACTAGCCCATTTACGGATGGCATTCATTGCCAGGTGAGAAAATTCTGTGATACCATCTGCGAAGCCTTCATTTATGCGTTTAGCCATTTCCTTAAAGGCTGCATACATCCCTCCGGTTCCTTCCAGGTCACTGTCACCCCAGAACCATTCCTTCACATTCTTTGCCCAGGTCTCCATGGGTAACCGGGTTTCAGTATGGCTGTCATCAATCTTGACCTTGAATGCCTGGATAATGAGTTCCGCAAATTTTGTCCAGGACAGCTCATTCACGCCCTGCACCTCATCCACGCCTACAAACCACTTCCGGACATTCTCCGCCCAGGTTTCCATGACGCTCTGGGATTGTGTATAGTTTTTATTAACAGTATTGTTGAAGCCCCTCATGATGCTGGTGGCCCACTTCTTGGACTCCGCGGAATCCCCGGAGCTGATGCCGAACTTATCAGAGAACCAGCTGGCCACACCGGACGCCCAGGACTGGACGACGCTCTGGGAAGCGGCCTGCTCGTTTGTCACGCCCTGATTGAATCCGGACACGGTGTTGGAGCCGATGCCGGCCAGCACGGTTGACGGACTATGGATTCCGAGCAGGTTCTTAACCCCATTTACGAATGGGTCTGTGATGTTTGTTCGGATAAACCCAACCGGGTCGGAGAAAAATTCCTTGATTCCATTGCAGAACCCTTCCCACAGATACTGTCCCATTCCGGCCATGACCGTTGATGGGCTGTGGATACCGAAGGCACTTTTGAATGCATCCATGAATGGCTTGAAGACATTGTTCTGTACCCAGGTCCCCACAGCCTTCATGGCATCTATGATGCCTTTGAAGATTCCGTCCACAACATTGCCGCCGCATTCTTCGATTTTGCCTTGGAAATATTCCTTCGCAGCCGTCACTCCATCCGCTATCAGGGTACCAATGAAATTAGCCAAGGCCCCAAAAGCAACCCCCAGTGCGGAACTCAACAGCGTGAAAATCTTTCCCGCAAGACCAATCCAGTCCACTGCCTCAATGCAGTCAACAATCCCCTGCACAAATGATGCCCAATCTGTTTCCTGCACTACGGTAATCAGGAAGTCCAGGATTCCGATGACGAACGTGCTCAATGCCTCGCCTGCATCAGCCCACCGAAATGTCTGGAAGAACGTGCTGATACTGGTTGCGATATGCTCACCCATTTCGACCCACGGGAAATCTTTTGCGAACTGTAGCATTGCATCAAAAACTGCGTTAAGCCCAGCCGCAAACAGATACCCTAGCTGCTCCCATTCAATTTTATCCGCAATCCCCACGATACAGTCAGACAGGGCAGTCCCGATGGCCCCCCAGTCCGTACCGATGATGAATCCTAACAGACCGGATATCTGCGCCTGGAAATATGCGCCAATGGTTGCGCCCACAAGTCCCCACTCTACCGTATTGACCATTCCCATAAGGCCTTGAGACAACGCATTGCCCAGTGCGAACCACTCAATTTGAGTAAGAAGAAGATACAACGTATGCGCTATGGTATTAATGCCAGTGCCGAACATGACGCCGATAGAATACCAGTCAATCTTGGCCACCAGTCTGTTGAACAGGGTCGTGAACGCTGTTACAAAAGCTGTTATCTGGGCGCCTATATTGTCCCAACTGATAAACTCTGTGAAGCTTTGTACTGCCTCGTTAATCTTCTGGCCTATCAGCTGGCCTATCCCTTCCCAGTCCCCGGCTGCAAACATTTCTTTCAGCTTATTTGCAAAATCACTGATTCCCTTGTCTATGCCGACGGTCTCGAACATGTCTGAAGGGCTGGCACCGCCTCCCCCACCTCCGGACGCATCCGCGCCCTGCTGCTGTATCTGCACAAGGTCATCAAATGGAGCCAGGGCTTTCTTTGCCTCTTTACCGGCTGCACTCGCAGCGCCTCCCGTCTTTTTCAGACTGGCGGCATAATCCTCGTTGGCTTTCTTGGCCCGGACGAATGTACTCCCGCCACCCAGCGCAGAAAAAAACTGGTTGATATATCCCACTGCCGTTGCCAGGAGATTAATCAAAGTATTAAGTACCGGTGCCACATAGGACAGGATGGGCGCAAACGCAGCCGCAAAACTATTTTTGAGATAGGTCATATTGGTCATCAGGCCAGACATGGACTGGTTCGCCCTGTCCGAATACTGCACCAGGTTCTGCATCCCTTCCTTAACGCCTTGGATGGCCGCCCTCATGGCCATACGGATGAGCATGAGCTTGAACATGTTGGAAAGTTTCAGGATGCTCTGACTCACCTTATTTGAGGATTTCCCCAGCCCTTTCAAACTGGATACTGCCTGTTTGGCTTTATCGGCCAGTCCCTTTCCCAATGACTTCCCAAAATTTAAAACCGTCCTGGTAGCGGATGAGAATGCACTCTTTACAATCCCGGGTATCTTCGACAGCTCCCTTTTGGCTGCTACCGGTATCTGGCCGAATACCCGCGGTACGTTTTTAAATGCATTCAGGATTGACTCCTTAAGGCCTACATATCCCTTGGCCTGTTCTGCGCCTTGGCTGGAAGCTTCCGATACCGCCTGTTCTGCTTCTGCCGCATCCTGCTGCAGTTCATTCATGGCCATACCAGCCTGGTTACCATATTGTTCGACCGCATCAGACCAGTTGTGGATTTCCGAAGCTGCATTTCCGAATACCGCAGCCATAGCCTTAGGGTCATAATTAAGGGATTCCGCGCTGGTCGGTGCTGAAACGGGTGCGGACTGGGCCGTATCAGATGCAGTATCCTGCATGGCATGGACGCTGATTGCGTCCATCTGTTCCTGCAGGCTTTTAATCTGTTCCGCTGACTTATCAGCCGCATCACCAATAGATTCCACTGCATCTGATGTCATCTCGGCACTTTGGGTAGTCTCAGCCACCGCCTGTCCTGCTCCATTGAACCGGCTCAGGATATTGGATGATAGCCGGTCCACTGCCTTTGTCAGCCGGTCCATCGCCTTTGAAAGGGTGGATATTCCTTCTTCAAATCCTTTTACGTTTATCTTTGTATCAAACTTAAGACTTCCATCAGCTGCCATGCCATCACCTCATTTCCGGACATAAAAATAAGACGCCCTTTTTAGCGCCTTAGCCCAGTAGATTATTCCAATAATCAATCTCCGCCTGTTCCTCTTCGGTATACCGTTTCCGGATGTCGCAGAGTTTCTTGTTGTTGCGGTAAAACTCCTGTTCCCACTTCTCCAGCTTCTTACCCTTGGCCTTCTTCTGACGAATTCCCAGAACCGTAGAAAAAGCACCCTCTTCTATCTCCATGAAATATCCAGAAAAAGTCCACCAGTGGATGTATGGGGCCGCCCTGGTCTCCATACCGGCCACTTTGTTGATGGCAGGGAATAGGATGGGCTCATCCTGCTCCCAGTCCATGACCTTCTTAGCCGTTTTTTTGTCATCCTCTTCCTGTCCGCAGTCCACGAACCACTTGGCCTGCAGTATGGCTTCCTCCATGTGCTCTTGCGGTATCTGATAAAATCCATCCCGGTACAGGCGCTTCATGAGGATTTCCAGCTTCTCCGCCGCCGAAAGCTCCGGGTCGGAACAGGCAGCCAGGAAAACAAGTATGTTCCGGTAATCTGTTTCAATGGGATAGTCTGCCCCGCCCACATCAAGGCTGGTTGGTAACCGGCCAATCATTTCTCTATATCCTCCAGATACTTCCTGGACTTTTCCCGGTTCTTCCTGGTATACTCCTCGACAGCAGGCTTCATCAGCACAAGCAGGCCATCCAGTACACCTTCATACAGGTATTTCTGGCCAACAATGCATAAAGGGGATTGCCCTGCGAAAATCGTGTCATACACATCAGACAGGAAGATACCGTTGAACGCCTTACGCATTTCCTCGGAAAACTCAGCCACGTATGCGCCGTCCCTTTCCATATCGCTTTTAGGGGTCCCGTCCGGATTCAGTTCAATCCCCTCCGGGGGACTGTAATTTCTAAAATGTTTCTGCACATCCAACACACGGTTGATGATTTCCGGGTCTGCCGGGTTGAACCGAATTATCCTGGATGGGTCGTCATTTACCGAAAAACTCTCATAGCCGTCATCAAATAACAGGCTCTTCATCTTCTTTGCCATCAGGTTTTACCTCCTCTTCCTTGATTTCCGCCAGCGGCACAGAATCTGCCGCCGGCATTGTTCTTCATGCATCTGCTGTAAACGTCTTTGTAGCAAGTACAAACTTACCCTTAACCCTGTTTCCAGTGTGGTGCACATTAAATGGAATCTGATACCCAGTGGTATCTCCGCCATAGCTGGACACTTCAATGATTGCATCTTCCTTATACGCCACATAGGTACCTTCCGCTGATTCAACTGGTTCCCAGAGATGTACCTCCACCACACTGGTCTTCAGGTCATCCAGCGTCTGCCGTTCGTCCACAATCCCCTGCAGGCGCTCAAACAATGGCTCCCCAATCTCAGCATAGTACGGGTCAGCGGATGCCTGAGGCTGATAGCTGTCCAGGTTTACGGACGTCTCCCCCCATATGTTGTTCTTTGTCTCCACGTTGGCGTTCATCTCCACGATGTACTCCTCCAGGTCCTTTCCCAAGCGGCTATAATCAGCCTTACTGGCGGATGGGAGGGCTGCATCGATATAATGTACCATCCATTTCCTTTTAATCTTTCCAGCCGCAGGGATTGATTCCGCAAACAGCTGTAAGTTCATTTTACGCATGGTTATTCCTCGCTTTCTATTTTGTAGGTCACCTGTATCTGTATCTGATACAGGATACCATCGTTAACTGTCTCACCCATGGGCTGCATGGCCATTGCATTGGATGTAGTGGCCTTCAGGAACCTAGCTTCCAGCTCCTGGTTTCCGATGTTTGCAATAAGCCCACCTTCTTCAGGCAGCTGTTCCAGCCAATATCCCAATTCAAGTAAAAAGTTACTATTGACCAGCCGGCAGTAATCCGTGAAGGACGGCGCCACCGCATACATGGCAAAGTTATGACGTCGGGTCTGGTTACCCAGCATGTCTTCCTTGACCAGGCTGTCCCCATTGCTGGACAGGCCATAACTGGAGCCCGGCTCCGTGAAATCCACATGGATATCTCCATCAACCAGAAACTCCGATATTTTGGGATACTCCGCCAGTTTCTGCCTCATAAAATCTATGATTGTCATTAGGTCCCTCCCCTGTCTATCAATGCTTGGGCAGCCTGCAGGATATCATCCTTATGGTCAGCCTTCATCCGGTCAAAAAACTTCTTTCCGCGCATAGGGGCACCGGCATAGGTCAATTCCTGGTCTGTCGGTATTTTAATCTCGTTCTTCTTCGCCCAGGCGCTGCCTGTTGTCGGTGATACATATAGGATGCCTTCATGCAAATAATGGGCATAAGGACCTGGTATGTCAATCTGTCCGGAGCCAATTACCGTAGCCATGACCATCATATGCTGCAGCTCCCCTGCCTGGCGCCGCGGCATATAGTCACCCATATACCTCATGCATTCGCCATCCACCAGCTTCTGCACCGACCCCCCGGGCTGTAAGCCGTGGTTTCTTTTAATGGTTTCTGCAGTGCTGATATTGAACTCCACCTTCATATCCCCACCTCCTACTTACAGGCCAACTCATAGTGCTGTGCTGACTCGCTGCCATATAGCCGTTCATCCACTGTGGCTATGGTTACAAAGCCGTGGGCGGCCTTAAGGGCAGCCAAGGACTTTGACATGGTCTCCTGGCTGCTGCAATCGATCTCATCCTCAATGATGCCCTTGGCGGCCAGGTCCTTGCCCTGTGTCAGTTTTATTGGGCCGTCCAGGCTTTCCAAAGGTATGACCAGGAGGACGGATGTGCCGTCCCTCTGGCCGGTCTTAAGGTAGGTGGACTGCCGCACATCCTCCCAGTACACACCTTCTATGGGCATCCTGGTGTATCTCTCGGCCTTTCCTTCCTTGCTGTACAAGTACAGCGTCACATCCGCATTGGTATACATATCACACCCCCTGGTAACACAGGCCGGTATCTGCCAGCCACTTCATGACAATGCCGCGCTGTTCCCTGCTTATTGCCGTGGCGGATTCCTGGGCGCTGGCAAAGCCGACTGAATAAGTACCAATCTTCTCCGATGTCTTCCCCCCGGATTCCTTCTGCTGCTCCTCCCGGCGGTACTCGGATTCCGCCAGTTCACAGCAGCACATCTGTACTGCCTCCGGTATCTCCACTACATCCTTCAGGCGGCTGAACGTATAACGGTCAATGACCTGGCTGGCAGACTGGGCGTAAAAAAGGAAGCCAGATGTGATAACCGGCTTCCTTCCCTTCAGGTAATCATTGATATAGTACATTTCATCCGCATAACCCTGCATCGGTCCGGCCTCCTTACTGCTTGATGAGGGTTACGTCCTTTGTTACTGCCTCACCTGCTACAGTCACTGTCTCGGTAACCTGGCTGTAGCCTGATTTTTTAATCTTTGCTGGATATATTCCCGCGCGGAGGTTAAACTCTGCCGCGCCGGACACGTCTGTCTTAACCCTAGATCCGTTCACGTCCACAATTGCTCCATCAATGGCCACCGGCACTTCCGCATTGTCCTTAACTGTGAATGTTACCTTCTGCGTAGTTGTCGGGCTTGTCGGCTCCAGGTATGCAAATGGACAGCCAACACGGTCCTCATCCATCCTGGTTGCCGGATTCGGAAGCGCCCACCCCATCCGGAATACAATACGCAGGGCAACCATATCCTGCTGCGCCAGGTTGTAGACGATTTCTTTCGTTGTCGGGTCCTGAATGACACCCTGGTCCAGAATCTTTACCGTCACATCCTGACGGATGGAATACACCGCCTGCTTGAAATCACCAACAATCAGCTGCGCAATGGTGTTATCGTAGGCCCCATTCTGTGGGAAATACATCGGCGCGCCGTCCAATGCATAATTTGTGGAACCCTGCATGTCAGACTTAAAAATAAGGCTGCCGTCTGTTGCCCGGATGCCTCTCAGTTTCGCCCTCATGGTCATGGCGGCCAGGGCGCCGGTAGCCATGAACCCGTCTTCCTCAACCTTGGAAATGACGCCGCCCTCACCCAGGAGCAGGTCATAATAATCCGGACTGGAACCTACGGCCACGTTGTTACCCGCCTGCCTGGCCAGCGTGATGATGTCATTCTGCCAGTTACGCGGGCGATTCACACCAAAGATGATGGCGCTATCCACGCGCTGCCCAATTGCCTCATTGACCCTCGGTGTAATCTCACCGAAAATATCAAACTCCGCATCATCCAGCACTGCCTCCGGAATCGGCACAATGACTGCCAGCTCTGCGGCTTCAATGAATACATTATCCCAGGCCTGCCTGGTGGTCTGTTTCATGCCGGTATCACCGTCCACCCAATATGCGGTCGGAAGGAAGTCAAGTACCCTCATTCGTGTCTGGTTGCTTGTCATGTTCGGCAGCTTCCGTGCCAGGGACATGAAAGTAGACTGCTTCGGCGCGTCCTGGAAAATAGTTGAAATAACCTGCTCACGGATAATGGCCTCCGCATCGGCCCTGCTTGTAATACTTACTGGCATAATCTAAATCCTCCTTATTCCCTGCCTAAGATACTTCTTAAGGCATTGTTTGCTTGTGTCCTTGTGTTGTCTGTTTTCTCACCACCAGGCCCAGGAGTAGGCGCAACCACCCGGGGAATCGATGTGTCCTGAAACAGATAGCCCTTTTCCTTTTTGACTATTTCCAGGGCTGCCTTGATATCCGATTCCTGGTTCTTGCTGGCTTTCAGCTTATCCACATCCAAGAAAGGCATAACAGCTTTAATGTCCCTGGGCTTGAAGCCTTCCGCTGTGGATTTCAGCAGGTCGTTAAAATCACGTTCTGCCAGCTCTGTGGTCAGGGTCTGTATCTTCCCCTGGAGCTCCGATATGTTTACGCCTTCAAAGCTCTTAAGGGTAGCCTGTGCCGTGGAAAGCTGGGTTTTGTATGTGTCCCTCTCCTGCTTAATCCCATTGATGTCTTTGCCATATTCAGCCATGACATAATCAATCTGTTCCTGTGACAATCCTTTTGCCTGTAAATCCTCTGTTTTCATTCTATTTTCCTTTCCTGCCCGTCCTTAGGTTATTTATAGGTGTGTAACCATCCACCAACGGCTGACTGTTTTAGGTCTTATCATCTGACCGGTTTTTAAAGCATAAAAATAACACCCAGGGCAATCCTGCGTGCTTACTTCTCAATCCTGTTACATTTTGTACATCGCTTCACATAACCGCCGGAATCCCGGCTCCAGTGTTTGCGGTAATGATGCTTGCAATGGCGCTGTCTCAACCAGGTAATTGCCCCCAATGTTCCCACCTCCTTGCTGTTGCGATATCGCAATAAAATACCACTAGGCGTCATCAGCCGGTGGTATCAAATCATTGTATTTTTATTAAACACATAACCTACATCCCCATGGAAAACTGCAAAAACATCTTCCTTTGTCCTTTGTTCAATTTGAGGAAGTCTTATTTCACCCCTTTGGATTTGGATGGCGGCATCCGATGTTCCGTTTATTCTCATACAATACTGTAGATATAAATAATCCTCTACTGTCATCCCTGGATAGTAAAATTGACATTCCCTACACCATGATGGTATACTCATCCTTTAATCACCTCATACTTCTCAAAATAAAGCTCCGCCATCCTTTTACAGCAACGCTCCTCTTTTAACGTGGCAAATTGGTACGTTTCGATTTTACCACTTTTCATCTCAGTCCGCAATGCAGACATGATATCATCAAACAAATCCGCATCCGTGAATGCGCTTCCTGTTTCGAATTTCCTGATATTGTTCTCAACATAATATGCCGTTCCGTTATGGCCTGCAGCAACATTTCCAAAAAGTGCCTTTTCGGTGACAAATGTATTGATGTCACTATATGAGAACCCCCTATTATCAGCGTGATTATGCACAGATATCACACTGTTGTCCGGCTGACTTCTCAAATAATCAAAAAAGTCTTTCCCAAATATCTCCCCTGCTGTCCCGCTGGTGTAATACCGTACCTCTCCGGATTGTATATTGACAGTAAACCCATGCTCGTTTCCGTCCTCCGCTCCCAGTTTTATGGATTGCCTACATGCATCTGACACTTTTGATATAATTTCTTCGGAAACACCGTCAATCTTAATTTTAAATTCCGCCTGGTCATTATATTCCCCATGTCTTGTTGTGATTGACGAAAGCGCTGTATTTGAACTAGGATTTGCTGGTATCTTTAATCTTTCCCGTTGTTGCCGCAGCCCCATTTCCTTGGAAAAATCCACATAGGTCTTATTGGTCAGCCGTAGCCGGCACTTAGCCGCCGTGACATCTTCCTTATCTGCTCCGGCCTTTTCCAGAAGTTCCACATCCTGTTTCTGCTTTCGGATGGTACGCTCCAGGCGACGCTGATACTGCAACGCCGCATAGGTGTCATATTCCCGGCCTTTATATACCTTCTTCTCATTTTCCTTCCGGTTCTGCTCCGCCAACCATTCATCCGTGTACTTGCGCTTACAAATCCCCAGGAGAAAGGGGAATTTGATGTGATAGCAGTTAATCCCTGCAAATCCAAGCATTTCACCCTCGCCGCAGATAGTATGCATCTCTGCTGTGCTGTACACCTTACCCTGCCAGCTCTGATGATTGAAATATCCGGTTCCAGTGTTCCTGGCGCCCATGTGCCAGTCTACCTCCCAGTGGTCTGTCCCCAGTTCCTCAGCGTTCTTGTCGCTGACCTGCTTAGTCATTTGGGCGACGCCTGTCATCACCGCACGCCTTGCCGCCACCTCAATGCGGTCGGACTTTCCAGATGCATAATCCACCGTCCGGATGCCGCTGGCCGTCATCTCGTCAATCACCTCACCGATGGCCTGGCTGTATGTCCTGGCGCCGGTGGTAATTCCCAGCATGGCCTTGTCCAGGCTGCGCTCCAGGTATTCAGATAGCGGCGTGAATACCTTCTTGCCGCCACCCATCGGCACGTTGAAGCCCGTGGTCTGAGTGATGTTTTCCAGTGGCCGCAGGCTGTCCTTGGTCTGTCTCCTGGCAGCATCCACAACCTGCTGCATCCATTGGTTGTCCTCATAGGGCTGGTAGTCCTTGCCAGCAGCCTCATAGATTGCCTTGTTGCGGATGTAGTCAGACTTGACCGCCTGTTCATAGATGTCATCCACCTGAAGGCCCGCCTTTCTGATACCCTCACCTATCAGCTGTTTAATTCGCGCCCGGCCTGCTCCAATGGCATCCATCCTCACCAACAGCCAGTCAATGACCGGAGTTATCTGAGCAGCCGCCTGAATGCGCTGTATGATTTCATCCATGATGGACAGCTCCAGAGCCGTCATGGTGCGCTCCAATGGTTTGGGCAGCTTCTCCAGCTCCTCTGGTGTCAATCACATCACCGCCTATTCTTCTGTCATTGCCGGTTCCGGCAGATTCTTGACCGCCTCTTCCAGTGTTTCCCCATAATACTTAGCCCGATATTCCTCTAATCTCATAACTCCCATAGCTACATCCTTGCGGTCCTGCTCCCGCTCAGTCTCTGCGTCAACCATTACACTGTCATCCCAGTCAGATGACACTTCGTAATCATTACCGGCCGGAACCAATCCATATAACGCCGACCAGAAGCTCATGGCATACACCAGGTCTTCCAAGGCATCCTGCAGAGCCATCTGGGTATCCGATACCATCACATAAGAGCGCTGCTTGCTGGTCTTAATCTCAGTGGCTGTCTTATCTACACTTTGAGGGTCTGAAAGAGTCCCGTAGGCCAGATTACAGTTAAACTCCACCAGCTTTAGCTGGCTATTGAATCCGTTAAACAGGGCCGTGTCCCTTATTTCTGGGCTGAAGGTCTCAATGAAAGGCTTATCTGCGGCGCCCGTATCGTATTCCACGTTTCGGTATAACCGTTCTTTACCTCCTGGATACTCCAGCTTATCCCTGTCCTGATTATATTTCAGCAGAGACGATGCTATATGCACGGCCAGCTGCGTTCCCTCATACTCCCAGCAAATATTGGAATACCGTCTGTCCGCTTCTCTGATTAGTCCTACGGCCCTGGAAAACACAGATACCCCCAGTGGGCTGTCTGAATCGTCCGCATTGGCCAGCGGTACCTTAAAGTATCCGAACAGCAGCCGGTCTGTCCCCTCAAACAGCAGCTCCGGAACCAGCTCCGACCACCTGTCTATGGAACCGACCACCACCTCGCTGCCAAGGCTGTAATCATTTGTGGCCACAAATGCACGGTTGGTAATATGTACCCGGTTTCCCTGCAGCGTGTGCACCTCCAGCCTGGTGTATATCTTCTGACCCTTCCGGAACTGCTCTGTAAATACACACTGTGTAATCCGACCGGAACTATCGAAAGACAACGGGAAGAAGCAATCAGCCTGTACAAACTGTACTTCAATACCCTGCTGGGTAATGTACGGCTTCATCACCAGGCCGCCTTTAGCACATCCGTATTCGACATACCGGCGCAAATCCTTGATCACCTTACGCTGATATTGCTCATTCAGGTAATCCGCCGCCGTTCCGCCTGTCACCTCAGATTTAAGCTCCAACGTCACCAGGCGCGCAATCTCTGAGGCAATGGCCGGCGCTAAGTTCGCACTGAGCACGTCCTTGTTATTCACCCAGGGGGACCGGTTCTCATACATCCGGGTCCACAACTCTATCTGGTTCGCCATCTGGGATGTCAGGCACACATCCACCTGGGTGTCCGCATCCTTATTCAGGACATTCGTGATTAAGTCCAGCATCTTTGTGAATCTCATCTTCCACTCACCTCCTATCCATACTTTACGAGCCTGCTAATCTGCCGTTCAAATGTATACTCAAAGCTGTCCAGGCTGTCAATATCGCTTGTACCATCATCTAACCGGACATTCTTCGTCAATTCCTTTGGGTCCCACACGGCTGTGCTCAGGGCATCCACAAGGCTCTGACACTCTCCCTGGACATAGTAAAAACGCCCCTGTGCCATTAGTATGGCGGTGGCGTTAATCCTGTCATTAATTTCAGTTTTCAGTGCATTTTCTACACGTACCCATCCAAGTCCATGTTTACGCAGGCTGCTCCGGATGCCAGCTATCAGCGTCTGCTCTGCGCTGTCTGCATACACTGTTGTGATATACCCATACCGGCTTATGATTTTCTGGCAGAAGTTACAGAACATTGTCCCTAGCATTTCTGGGTCAATCTCTATCTGGTTCCCCTTCTCGTCCTTGCAGCCAATCCATTCTGATGCCAGGGCAACCACGTTATGGTATCCCCTGGTGATGGCTGTGGCCGTGAAGGCATGGCCGGAACCACTGCCGCCAAAATCAATCCCCAGGATAATCTCCATGATGTCTTTGGGCTTATCTGTCAGGCGGAACGTGTATTGCTTGGTACTTGTATCATCAGCAAACCGGCGATAGATAAGACCATTGGCCACTACGCGCATTCCCTTGATGTCCCGGAGGTACCAGATACTGTTCTTATCATACCGGCTTTCGACCTCCCGCAGACGCTCCGGGGTGATGTTAATGTTATCGTAGATGGTGCAGTGCATATAGTTGTATCCGCCCGGGAAGTCCCCCGCATCTGCCTGCCTTTGATACTTGTCTATATACTCCGCATAGATGGGTGCTCTTGGGTTATCCGGATTCAGGTCCCAGAACACCTTCAGGCGCTGGGCTGCCAGCTGACGGTTGAATGCCTCCTTGATGGTATTGTCATGATGCAGATTAATCTCAGTTGCAATCCACATGCCGTAGGAATTGCCACGGATTTTCTTAAAGCTGTCTTCCTTTGCTCCGCCTGCAAATATGACAATCTTCTGCCTGCCGTGAGTCGCAGGGCCTTTGACGAATAACGCTTCATTGTCCTTGTACTTCCCCCAGTGGCATTGACCACGGAATATCCATTCAAGGCCAAAGCCATTGGCGTCACCGATGTTAAGCTTGGCGTTGGCCATCGTGGATCCAGTGGCCAGGTGGATCCGGTCTGGTGTGGTTTTTAATTCATGGGCGAAGGCAAACACGTTATCCACTGTCTTGCCGGCACGGACCGCACCTTCCGCCACGTTATACATACAGGCTTCGCACCTGCGTATATAATCCTTGTGCTTTTCGGAAAAGTTGAACGGGATGGTCTTTTTCCTGACAAACCTATTTACCGCTGCCATAGATATCCTCCTCTATCTCCTCCATGTCCTCCAGCTCCTGGTTGTTCCCGGTTAGCTTATCCGTCTGGGCCCGGAGCTGTGCAATCCTTGCTTTCTGCTCCTCACTGGCCAGCTCCCAGTTTTTATGCAGGAGCTCATCATACTGTTTGATAAGGCCCTCCAGCGTTTTTTGGGCCCTGGCCTGCGCCTGCAGGAAATTGCCATGCTTGTCCCAGGCCTGCTGTACCTCCCAGCGCTCCTCCGTCACCGTCTCCCCATCCTTTTGGCCTATCTTAGTGATGGTCACGTCCTTCTGGTCCCTCACATACATGATGGACTGCGCCCGGATAATGGCAGCATAGGCTATCTGCACCTGGTCCCATAGGATGTCCAGCGGGTCCGTGGGCATCTCCTGGATAATGGAAACGGTCTCCTCAGGCAAGTACTTGCTGAAGAAACCGTATTTTTCTGCGTTCTTATTCTGTTTTGGAGCCCCATGGCCAACAGCATTTTGATTACCCGCAGGAGCTCCTTTATGATTAGTAACGTTACCTTTCGCATTTGGTAACGTTACTTTATCCCACTTGTCTTGATTTTTCCATTTACGAATCTGTTCTTCTGATACCTGCAACTCGGCAGCTATGTCTTTCAACTGGCGTTTCCGTCCACTGTCCAGCCATAGCTGCAGCGCTTTGTCCCTGTTAGGGCTCCTGGGTCTTGGCATAATCACCACCTCTTGTCATGGCATAATAAAAGCACCTGCAAATATCCGCAGATGCAAAAACTTATAAATGTACATATTTCGCTTGACATATACGTACGTATATGCTATAATTAAATCATAGAAAGGAGGTGAACACATGAAAGACTTACCAAAGAAAATCAAAAAGCTCAACAAGTTGTGCGACCAACTCATTGAGCTACTGGTAAAAGCATACATCATCCTGCTGGTGATTGAAGCACTTACCAAAATCGTTTAGGGATTGGGGCGCG